CGGGCTAAGCCCAGGATCGTAGAGACTATCGCAGTTTATCTACGACAGAAGTACCTTTGGTACTTATCACCGACTTAGTCGGTGGGTCGTTTAATAACGACCAGGAGGTTTCCCCTCCTAGTGGAGACCACTATTATTGGTCTCTCAAAGATGCCCCAATCTAATGGGGCACCACTGTCGAACTCTGTATAGTCGACATGAAGAATTGCACCCGGATCCTCAAGGGTATCAACCCCCTTGAGGACAGGCACTTCTTCCATCCGCCCAATCAAATAGATGAGCGGATCCACACAGTAAACTGTGTGGTTAATAATTGGATTCCAATTATCCAATTTCTTCTTGAGCAATGTGCCCAAGCGTTGGTCGCGTGTAATTAACGCGATCTTCTCCTTATCCTTGTACTCCCGTGGGAGTACTGAAAGGATATAGGAGTCAGACTCTAACACAAGGTTGAGCCTGTTTACCACCCTCGGAGGTAGTAATTTTCCCTCACGTATTGTTGCCATGATGTCTGGCAGTGAGGAGGTCAAGAGATCACTATTCTCTTGAAGCCAATCTTCAAATATTTTTCTTGAAGATGTGTTGGTCCGTCGATATTCGGACCAATCCCAACCCAAATTCATTGGGTTGATTTTTGGGATTTTGGTTGTATCAACCATGTAACCCCATTGGTCCTGGAATTTGAATCCAGGATTTCTCCATGTATCTAAGAACATGGCATAGTCCACTTTTGGGTCATGGGTATGACCAGCAGTGAACTCCCTGTCTATATTAAAGACAGGTTCTACAGGGGTCATCCCCTGTAGTAGGGACCAATAATAGATCCCTTTCGCCAGGTCGAAAAAGACGGCCTGGGGGTCCTTAATGGTTGAAACCTTTAAGGAGTGCAGGAGAATTTTCTCCTGTTCCGTCTTAGGCTCTATAATAGAGTCAGGCGGTAATATCTCCCGTAGTTTTTCTATTTTTGGGAGATAAAGGTGGTGTTTATTCACCACCTTATCAAGTCTATCCGATCGGACAAACTTGTGCCCAAACCTACCATTTAGGAGGGCGAGGAGGCGATATTTCGCCTCCCTTGGGTTCATGGATTTGTCATCAATGACTTTTTCCATGAACTCGGGGCTATGTGCATATGCCCCGTCTCCTCCAATTTCTATTGGAGTGTACGGACTGATACAGTCCGGTTCCTGCGGCACAAGTAAGTGCTGCAAGATCCCTGCCCTCGCAAAGTGGGGCAGGGCATCTGGGTTACTTTGGGCAACCCAGCGGCACTCTTTTCCTAGGAGTGCGAACCTACCGATGTTTGACATCGAGTAGGCGTCTGTCTCAATTGGTTGAGGCAGAAGGAGCCTGATTCTTGGATAATCCAAGTAATCTAGGCCCAACCCCCTACGCATTCTTACGTGGGGGGTATCTTGCACCCTTTGTGGTACAAGAGTGCCTTCTTCACAATAGAAGGCCATGGATGATGAAATAAATGTATCATCCTCGGACACTTTAAAAATTGTGCCCAACGTCTCGAGATGATTCTCGAGACGTTGACGATTGCTGTCAAGAGCAATTTCGTCATCACCAACTAGTGTATAGTTGGTGAGCCCACTCAGTTCACAACAGTACTGGTGGGATAGGGTGAGGATGACTTTGGTCATCATGTCACCCATTAGCCATCCTCTTTTCAGGATGACTAATTCGAATCTCTGTCGAGATTCGTCGGGAAGAAAGGCAAATCTCTTCCCGCAGTACTTGGTTTTTGCAAGCACTGCTAAAC